AGCTGCTAAACCGCCAACCGTCAGCACAAGTATCCCGACCAGTTTTTCGTTTTCTTGTACAAAGACCGAAGCCCCAGCCAAAGCGATCGCAAATCTATCTATGTATGGAAGCACCAACTCACCGAACGTGTCAGAGATACCTCCAAGGGCAAATTTCATTTTGTCAAAAGATGACGCGCTGGCTTCCGCTGTACCACCGACCTGCTTTTCAATAGCAGACAAAACGATTTCTTGAGCTTCAAGCATTTTGTTGCTCTCAACAAGAGTCTTAATTTTTTCTTTTTCTTGTTCGGTAAAAGTGACGCCTGATTTGCCTAACGCTGTGATTCCCTTAATCGGGTCTTCTAGGGCTTTACCTAATGCGACGGCGTTGCCTTCGGCTGAACCGAAACCTGCTGCCGCCATGTCAATTGCTGCCACAGTTGCACGGTCAAATGAACTTCCTGCTTCATTAACCGTTTTTGTCAATTGACCAAATGTGGCGAGTGTCGTTTGTGTCGCCTTAATGACATCTGCGTCAACTGCAAGAGTTTTCTCTAGGCTTTCCGCATAGGCAGACACTCGATCGGTGGCATCACCGAAGCCCATAGTGTCAAGGACATTGCCGAGACGCTGGTTGGCTTGTCTGGCTTCCTCGGCGCCTTTAGCAGCATTAACAAGGAAACCGCCAAGCGCTGCGACCGCAAGGCCAGCAGGAACAGCGGCTTTTTTAATAGCAAACGACGCTTTGGCAGATGCGCCTTCAAGCGACTGGAACTCTTTGATCGCCTTCTGGGTTCCCTTAGCGTCAAATTCCGAAATGATGGGAATGTTTACTGATGCCATTACTCGACCACATTCCGATCAACTTTGTCCATGACAGTTTCAACGATTCGCCGCATCTCTGATTCAACGGTGCCTTGGTTCTTTTCCATTGCTTTCCACATTACTCTTGATCGCATGCCGTAGCGCGCCGAGAGTGCGCTGCCAAGTCTGCCGCTTGCAGCCATGTCAAAGAGTGTTCCAGTGGAGCCCGAGTAGACAATGTTAAAGACGCCGACATTGCGGATCTGTCCACGAAACTCCGAGACCTTTTTGGTGTTGATTTTGGCGGAAATCTTTTGTTTCCGTCCAGCGTCCCAAGGAAGCATCTTGAAGCCTGACGGCGTAGTCCATTTGCGACCCATACCAGACAGAGGAACAGAGTTCGGAATAAGTGCAAGCGCGTCATTGATGACAGGTTTTGCGACATTGCGGAAGTCTTTTGCAATCTGATTACGAAGCCCCGGCTCAACAGAGTTAAGTTTTTTGATCGCGTCTTTTAGACCGTAGATCTCGACCTTTGTGTTAAGTCCTTCAGCCATGTCACCTTTTCTTATTTTGTTTTTCTAGCACTGCGACAATGGTAGTTAGGTCTCGCGTGTCGAAGGTGTCAGCGTAGAAAGTGGGAGCCCACCCTGTCGCGACTACAAGTTCGGCGAGTTGTCGCCTGTAGCCGCGTCCGTAGGGTTTACATCAGTTGAGTCCTCTACGCCGATCTCGACATCTGGGTTCGCTTTAAGCCATTCGCGCCAAGTAGCAGGAAGTGTTTCGCCTTTGACGCCGAGCATGATGTACGCCCAGCAAGCCATATCTGATGCGCCGATACCGCGACCGTCGGAGACTCGACGATTCTCTAAGCGTTCCCATTCGGCGATCGCAAAGAGGTTTGTAATCAGTGTTTCTTTTTTGTCTCCGCGTGTAAGCGTAAGTTTGATCTTCACTTTGTTTCCTTTCGTCGGGCCAAGGAAGGCCGTTAATTATGCTGTGACATCAGCCGAGTAGACGCCACCCATGAAGGTAATGTCGATCGACTGTAGTTCTCCAAGTGATGCCGAGATCACTGGCAAAGACTCAAGATAGGTGCCTGTCAAAGTAAAGCCCGGGTTAGTTGCCGAGTCAGCTGCATCAGTTGGGTTTACTACGATATTCACTTTTGTGCCGACAAGCGGTGCAAGTGTTGCGTAAGTCGCTGAAGCGGCATAGCTAAGAAACAGAGTCAAGGTGCACTCATTGTCTTCAAGACCAGCGGTGAAAGTGTTTGCCGTGTTGCCGAAAACCGTGTCATTTAGAGCGGTCACAGTACGAGTGACAGTGGCAGAAGTGCACCAGCCAGTCAAGTTTGTGGCTCCGACGAGCACTTTTGGATTCGAGAGAATAGTTGATGTTGCAGCCATGATGATTACTCCTTGGAAGTGTTGGTTTTAGTTTGACACATAATGAGACCGAGAGTGTGGATTAGGCAGTCTGCACGACAGTTGAGACCGACAGCTCATAAGCAGGAAGCGTCGAGCCGCCGATGTCTAGGTTGGTTGGGCGTCCAGATACGACGCCAATGTTTAACGCGTAAATCTGGGCAAGGATATTGAGCAGGCTTTTTTGGGCGTCAAGGTTGCCCGGGCCTAGCGTGATGATCTGGAGTGTGAAGTTGAGTTTTGCGACATTGTAGTTATAGCCGTCTATAGAGTCGATATTGACAAAGACGCTTGGCGGACTGATATTGCGCGGATCGTTATTGACTTGTAACCCTACGACCGTTGAGAGCTTTGCAACTAGATCGTCGTAGCCTTCGTTGAAGAGATCTGTGTAGTTAGGTACAGCCATTAGGCGACCTGCGGACGATCAATTCCTAGCAACTGGCGGATCATTCCGTTCAGACCCATCACTGGGGTTACGCCCATGTTTTGGAATGAAGCGTATTGATCTACCGATCCGCGTTGGCGGTACAGCGCGCCACCGTACATCTGGGTTCCTAGGAATACATCTTGCGAAGGGACAGTCGTAAGCGAGTCCACATATCCTGCTTCCATTCGGCGTCTCCAGCAGAATTGTGAAGCTGCACTGGCGCACACTGTTAGAAACGCGGCGTCAGCTGCAGTAGCTGTGCCGATGCCTAGCCAGTCCTCAAGATTTGCTGCAGTGACCCAAGTGCAAGTCTGTGTAATAGTTAGCGTGCCAGAAGCGGCAGTGCGAGCAACATCACTAGCGGTCTTTGCAACCAGCACTTGATTAGCGATGGGAATGTTTACATCGTAAAGAAGATCGCCCTCGGTATCTATGCCGACATAGAGGTACTGCGGTAATGCGCGGACTGTGTAAGTTCCGTTAAAGGTTGCATCTACCCCGGCAAGGACGACACTTGCGCCGAGTTCAATTTCTGCATCGGTAAGAAGTTGAACTACGGCGTAGTTGTCTATGAGGTATTTCTGCGTAATGCTGTAAACAGCCATGAGCGGTAGCCCCGCTCTCGACTAAGCCTGTGTGATCTTGCGGATCATTCCACCGATTGCAGCAAAGGTTGAGACATAGCCATGAAAGCTCATGGTTTTGCCCAGCGTGCTAGGCGTGTCCACGCTAAGCAGGCCCTGAATGCTTTCGTAAAATTCGTAAGCATCGCCTTGTCCCTGACCGACTCGGGTGATGATCATGGTCTTTGCAGCAAAGTTGCTATCAACTACCAACTGCAAGCCGAGTGGCGTGCCGTTCCATGATGTTGCACTTCCACCGCCAAGTGCGTTCTGGCCTGTAAGTCCTGCGCCAATAAATGGGAAGATTGGTCGATTGGTCGTGTCTACAAGCTGACCGAGTTGTGACCAAACATCTACAGAGACGAACATGTGTGTCGGCATCCAGTTACGATTTGCCGATACATCATTCGCTGCGTCATAAACACTCTTGAGCAAGTCGGCAACTGTTCCGTCCCAAACGCCCGACGAGTTTGCTGCACTGAGCAAGTCGTCCGCTGCTTTGTTGTCAGATGCGATCATGTATTCGCCCATCAAGTCATTCAAAATCAATGACATCGCCTCGGGGCTGGTAAACGAGATGTCTTGTGAGGACAAACTCACTTGCCCTGCCAAAGTAGTTTTGCCGATGGAATTTGCGGCAATGACCATTGTGGTCGCTGACACTGCAGAAAGTTCGGTTGATTGTGCAGCGACGCTTGTGTGTGTCGTGATTGTTGGACGAGTGAAAGTCTTTGAACGACCGTTGTCAGGATAAGCGCGAGCGCCTACAGCCTCGACTACAGGGCGCAAGAAGTTTAGATCCTGCACCAATGGCCCAAGCACCGGAACAGGTAAGAGGCCGGGCGTGTCCGAGGTAAGGACATCGCCTGCAGCTGCTTGAAGTGCGGTGCGCTGTGATGCGGAAAATTCTGCGACTGCTGCGTTCATGTTGGAGAATGTGTCTCCGCCAATGTGATAAGCAGCCATAAATTCGCCAGCCGATGGCATCTTAAATTCACGCTTTGCTTTTGCTGGAATTGGTGCAGTTGGAATTGTTGCTTCTACTGCTGGGACTGTTGGCTCTGACATGGGTTCGTTCTCCTGTGTAGGTTCTGTTTCTATGATACTTATTTCTTCGTCTTCGTGGTGGATACTCGCTGCGATGTCTGTGATCATGGCT